CCGTTAATAATGTGTATTGTTCGGCTATCTTATAATCTTGATGTTCTTTCAACCCCAGGAATGACATATAAGCAGGAATGTTAATACCTTCATATTCCCCATGTTCTCCGCGTGTTGTATGCAGGTATAGAAAAGCGTCGTCGTGTTTTTTCTTGAACTCTGCGAACGCCTGAAATTGTGAGAAAAAAGCTTTCCGCGGTGGATTGCCCTTATTGGCTGCTACCATCCCTATGATATATTTATCCTTCGGTAGCCCGTACTTTTCGCGCAATTCTGCTTTATTATTCAGTGGCTTGAATATCTTAGTATCAACGCCGTGGGGAATGTAGTAACAATCCATGCCGCGTTGATTTACCATTCTTTCAGCAAAGCGGCTAAATACAATCCGTTTATGTGCCTGTGCCACTGTTTCACCAACGGCAATCGGTAACGGTTCGCTATCAACCGGAAACCATGGTACAAATTTTATATCCTGATGTATGATGTTCTTTGGCTTCACCACCCATGCGTCGATCAACGATAGGATAATCTGACAACCTGTGTTTTTGGCATGTACGCTCATAATGTCCTGACCATACATATCAATTCCATGAGGTAGAATCTTCATTCCATTCCATGTCAACGCCGAACCGGATAATCCATAGAAGGCGAACACCGTGACGTCGTGTTCTTCCATTGCGTTGATTCGTGGAGCAAATAATCTAGTTTGATTTCCATAACCAGTTTGCACCCAGGGAGCATTGGACATCCATAATAACCTCATGATTTCCCCCCTGTATTGACATTTAATTTTGACAATTCATTGGTTATATTGAATGATTTATAAACCGTTATAGATAAATGAACTTGTCCACAGTTGTTACAAATTACAAGTCCCTCTGACAATATTTTATATTGCTCGTCATCTTCATAAAATATTGTTCCCATGAGTTCTGGAAAGTGCATAATATTATTACATATATGACAAATACCAGAATAATCAAACTTTCCGTATCTATGTTTGAAATTTATTTCATTCATTTTCGTGTACTCCTATCACGACTCCAGGTAAGCGAGTGGAAACGGCTGGAGTGAACCGCTTTCAGTGTTAACGACCTATCCACTCGCATCCATACACTTCTACTTTCCAGTCAAATAAGCGACTGTGAAGAAGGAACCAGCTGGCACGGTGCCACTTGCCTGGTCAAATCCAATCCATTCCCCACCATCAACCCAACCATCACTAATGACGTAATTCACGGGAATTGTCGCTGATTCGGTGATAGTACCAGCAGCCGGAGCGCCGATAGTACCACTCAAAGCAGGAGTTCCCGCGCTTGACATGGTGATAAGTTTAGGTGTGACCGAAGTACCAGCGTTAATCATGTAAGCTGATTGAACGGTGATACCGCCCCCCACAGATGGAACCTTGAGCAATGGAATTTCAGTAGCCCCGGTCAATACGACCGGGATCTGAACGATATTTACATCAAATTGTCCTGCCATGTTAGCCTCCTATTAGCTTGATGGTGCGGTTGCATCAAAGATCATTTTCACGCCGCGAGTAGGACGCCACACACCATGAGCATAAACGCCACTCATGTTCAATTCAGTACCACGCCGGGAAGCATCACGTTCTGCTTCAACGCGGATTTGACGTCTCCAGTCAATCGCGATTGCTTCGCGCGGGAATACTCCACCAGTGAAGTCATCAGCAGTGTCTGGGTCTGCGTACACTTGATAGAACGGTACTCCCATGAATGTCGCGACCAACACACCGGAACCACCCTGTCGGGTAATAGCATCCTGGAATGATGGTGCGGTTGCAGCTACGGACGCCCCCGCGATGGTTGCGCTCTTGGCGAGTACTGCCCACTGGTAGCCATGAATGACACCGACAAGCGGTTTAGCAGCGTTTTTGTTTGCGTTGCGCGCTCGTGCAATTGCGGCTGATAAATAACCCCAGGTGATAACAGTACCGGCTGCCCCGATCGTTCCACCAGTGAGGTTTGCCATTTCACCGATTAGATCAGTTTCGATCTTATCCAGTGCGGCAAGCCCTAATTCCTGAGCGGCATCATTGCGCCAGTTTTCAGGTAATTCAGACTCGACTCGTGAATCAGTCACGAAGAATTGCTCTCCGATTTCGGACGGTGTCAAAGTCTGGTCAACAGAAGGGGTGAAGGCTGAACTGGTCAGATCATCCTCTTCCGCAATGTCCTTTGCGGTTGCCTGGTTGTAAGTGTAACCCTTGCGCGGGTTCAAACCAGACATATCATTAAGTACTGTAACAAGCTGTTGCATCAGACTGGCTTCACGGACAACAAAAATCGCGTCCTCCTGAATGGCTGGTGCTAATGCTGAAACAGTCGAATAAGCATTAATTGTTGACATATTTGTCTCCTATATGACTTTATGCAAGTCCTAAACGTTTTAGTTTTTGTTCTCGTGTCTCCGTGACAGGCTGCCCACCCCCGCCGGGAAGGGTTGTGTTCAACTTGCTTTGAGACTTCGCTTCGGGAATAAGTGCTTTCAATCCCTCCGCGTCTTTTTCGAGTTCTTCCAATGTTTCTCCGCGTAATCTTTCCGCCATTTCTAGCGGGAGCTGGTACTTCGCGGCTGCCTTTGTGCGTAGTTCGTTTAGTTCTAATTCCTTGAGTCTGCGTTGCGCTTCGAGTAGTTCAGCTTCGTGTTTCTTAGCGAGTTTTTCCCACTCCTGGTTTTTGGCTAATGTTTCACGTTCTGCTTCTTCCCGTGCCTTTGCTTCTGCTTCTTTTTGCTTTTTAGATTCGCGTTCTAAACGTTCCTTGATGATTTTGTCCAACTCTGCCTGTGTGAATGTCCGTCCCTCTTTTGTTTCCGGTGAGGATTCCGTTTGGTCATCCAGTGGCTTTGCTTCTTCGGTGCTTGCTGCGGTCTTGATTTCTTCTGTCATTTCGTAACTCCTTATTTATGCCGTCTAAGTTGACGTAGGTTGAAATACAAAAAAGCCCGTCTCATGTGAGAACGGGCTAAATTTGGCGGTTCTGGTAGTGCCGTACCGACTAGCGGGAGGGCTGATTTGTATTCGTTATTCTGTTTGTAACCAGCGTTTCTCTATTGCCTTTACGAGCATAAGTAACGCCCTTCTAACCATTATCCAAAATTCCTTGTCTTTGTCAGTCATTGTTTTTCTTTATTTCAAAATTTGCACCTTGACCAATTGTATTTATAATATTATTTTTTCTACAATCACAATCAAGTTTTACGGGATTATTTAGCGCAATTACCCGTATTATTTCTCCATTAGTAGAAATATATCTTCCTGTCTCTGTTCCTTTTATATCAACATTCTTTTCTTTTCCACAAACATCACAAGTAACAAAGCATATATTCATATCTTCTGATAAGGACAATGATAATAACTTAATCAACGTATCCTTTTTTAAATTCACTCTGATTTTTTTGTCCTCACAGTTCAATTGATATGGAAACTTATAATTGTAAAATATTGCAACTTCTGCAACTAAATCATCATTATCTATAAAATAACCATATCTTTGATATATCTTTCCATCTATAATTGATTTACCATAATCTAAAGCCATAAGCTTTGGTATTTCAAGTCCATTTATTTTGAAAGGATTCAAAGTAAAATCAGAAAATATTCTAACTATTTCTTTTTTGGTAAGGTTCGATACTCTGTTTTCCATTCTGTCACTCCTACAGAACTAACTCCGTTATTTATATACATTACCACAAACTTTACAATAATACAAGTGTTCTAGTAAATTTGTGCTACTTATTATTCTCCTATCAAATCCTTCAGCGGTGTCTCAGAACGCATCAACCCAAATACATCGTTATTTTGCTCTTTGGATAGTTGGCTAATGTCAAACTTGCCGGCCTTCCACGCGTCATACTTGCCCGCACCCATCATTTTCTTTTGCATGCCTTCGGGTTGTTGCTCGAACCAAGACTTACCATCACCCTCTTTGATAAATGGATCTGATAATCTGGTTACGGGTACAGCCACGCACCTTCCGTTGTGGTGATCGTTCAACCGTTCGTCAACACTATGAAATGTACCGTGCATGGCAACACACGACATACAGGTCAACCCGTCCAATTTTGCGTACCAGATCCAACCATCGACAACATCGCGATTGTTCTGGTAATTCAGGTGACTCGCATCTCGATAGCTGTATATCTGGACGGTTCGCATCATACGCATTGCATCGGTCAATCCCATTCCGTACGCGTCTCTGATTGATCGCGCAATCGTTGCAGGATTATATCCACCACGAACACCCTCTAAAATCATCTGGCTGATGTATTCCGCATTTACCGTGCTGAATTGTTGCAGGCGATTGTACAGCGGCTTACCAGGGTCAAGGTAATTGATAAGCGCCCGTAATTGTTCTGGATTAGCCCCGCGATTGAGAACGCCGCGTAATACATCACCCTGGGAGAGTAACAATAAAAATGCGTCACTCTGTCCCAGTGCTGCCATCTTGTCAATCTCATTACGCATGTCAACGCCAAGATAGGATGAAAACTGTTGCAAGGCTTCCGCTGAATTACCCATCAAGCGTTTATACGCCTTTAGTTTTCTAACATCCGCAACGCTCAATTGTGCGTCTGTCAATTCTTTGATAAGCAGGTCGATGTCGCTCTCAAGATAGCGGGTAGTTGACTTGTACGAGTTTACCACGCGCAATAACGCAGCCCGCTGGACTTTGTCTAACGAGTTGCGTATCTTTTCAAGTCGCGCCGCTAATTCTTCTGGTAGCATATCATGCCCTTAGTATTAGAGACTTGCCAAAACCGCGCCTATGACACATGCCGTACCGCCCTGGACTGTACCAGCCACGAATGAGACATATCGCCACGGATAGAATATACCAGGATCGACACTTACATTCTTGGAAGCCGCAACGGTATCAGACACAGCTGCGCTATTATAATACAACGCCTGTCTGGTTCCTGCTGTATGTCCGACTTTATATGTTATTGCAGTCGTGACCAAAGCGCCGTCGATGGTGTAACCAACTAAACGTGATCCTTCCCCACAGTCAAGCTCGCCTGATTCTGCCACACCGGTACCGATCGACACATTCTTTACGATGTAATCAGAACCGGTAACAAGTGATAACCCGCCATTCTCTAATTCCATCGCCCGTAATACTTCACCACCAAATTGTATCTTTTTTGACATTGTTACCTCGCTTCAAAATTGTCTAATAAGAACGAACCTAAGTTTGTATTGTTCGTTTTTTCCAGTCGTTTCTCTTCCTGAATCTTGTCAAATTCACCCTTGTTGTCGTTTGTCTTGTACACACGCCCCAATTCAGTGGCAGCCGTCTCAATGCTGACTGTACCAAGTTCAATCTCGGTCTTGAGCGCATTTATCTTTTCAATTTCGTTTTCAGGAAGAATATCATCCCATAAAATAACACCAGGGTCATCCGAAGGCATCCCGTTCAGTGCTAACAATCGCTGTACTAATTCCAGCAACGCGTCCCCGAACAATTGCCGCTTGGTATTCAGTTTGGCTATCATGTCCTGATATAACACTTTCAAACCAAAGTTTGTCAATGATCCCAGTTTGTCGTTCAGGCTTTCAAGATCAACCGTTCTTGTAATGTCGAACAGTGATTT